TTCCACTATTAACTTAAATGGCATTGGGGTACGGTCAATTCGGCTTACTGATAGTAATCCGATTCAAGCAGGGGACATTAGTGCAGGAGCGATTATTGATGTTCGCTACAGTACAGCGACAGGCTTTTTCCATCTGACACCAAACTCAGCTATCTATGCGCATGATGCTGGTGTGTCTGCTGACGCTGCTGCGGCATCTGCATCAGCGGCAAGTTCTTCAGCATCAGCGGCAAGTTCTTCAGCATCATCAGCAAGCTCATCGGCATCAGCCGCAAGTTCCTCAGCATCAGCGGCATCAACATCAGCCTCCAATGCTTCGACTAGTGCTTCAACTGCAACTACTCAAGCGGGCATTGCAACTACGCAAGCTGGTAACGCGGCATCTAGTGCAAGCGCGGCTGCGTCAAGCGCAACTGCTTCTGCTTCCTCGGCATCGGATTCATTAACTTATAAAAATGCCGCAGCCGCAAGTGCTGTTTCAGCCGCATCAGCGGCAGGTGATTCGCTCACTTATGCTAATCAAGCGGCTGCAAGTTATGATTCATTTGATGACAGGTATTTAGGTGCAAAAGCATCCGATCCAACGCTTGATAATGATGGCAATGCGCTACTTACTGGTGCGCTGTATTGGAACACAACAGCAAGCGAAATGCGTGTTTACAGTGGGAGTTCTTGGGTTACGGCTTATTTACCTGCCGCAGGTTATCTCGCTTTATCTGGCGGTACGCTGACGGGCGCATTGATTATGAGCGATCAAATACTATCACGCTCCATGTTTAAAGATGTTGGTTATACTTACTACAATAGTGGTACAACCAATGCACTAGATTACGTTAATGGTTCGCATCAACGCTGGACTCCAAACACAGGTGCGCAAACGCTCAGTATCGCCAATTGGTCACCAACAGGTAATTTAAGTGAGCTTCTCATTGAAGGCGTTAACCTTGGCGCAGCAACAATTACATTCCCTACTATTAATTGGATTAAGTCAGACGGCACAACAACGACTACTTTTAGCAGCAATGGTGTAACCCTACAAACCAGTGGGACAGATTGGCTAGTGCTGTGGACGCGAGATGCTGGAACGACTATTTACGGTAAGGTGATTCGCTAATGAAAACTAAATTAGCAGGGATGGGTGGTGCGCCATCACAAACTTTCGTAGATGATGTATTCTCAACTTATCTCTACACCGGCAACGACTCAACGCAGACCATCACAAACGGCATTGATTTGGCTGGTAAAGGCGGAATGGTATGGTTTAAAACTAGAAATCAATCAACATTACACGTTGCGTTTGATACAAATAGAGGTGTTAATAATTATATTTTCCCCACTTCAACGGATGCTCAAAATAGTTATGGTGCATATAATGATTTATTAACTTCTTTTAATTCCAATGGTTTTTCATTAGGTGCTGATGGATTAGGAGGCATTAACGGAACTGGTGATACACAAGTTTCATGGACATTCCGCAAAGCCGCGAAGTTTTTTGATGTGGTGACTTATACGGGGACAGGTTCTGCACAAAATATATCTCACGCATTAGGGAGTATTCCCGGCTGCATTATTTTTAAACGCACAAGTTCTTCTTCAAATTGGACTGTTTACCATAGATCAGTTGGAAACGGGTCAAACCTTCTTTTAAATACTACAGGCGCTTCATCTGTAGATTCAACAGTGTTTAATAACACTTCTCCAACAAGTTCCGTATTTACGGTAGGAACTTCAGCGCTCACAAATGCAAACGGCTCTACCTACGTTGCCTACATCTTCGCCCACGACACGGATGCAACTGGGATTATTCAGTGTGGGAGTTATACGGGAAATGGAAGTGCAACTGGTCCTGTTGTAACGCTAGGATGGGAACCGCAATATTTAATGATTAAAAACGCTAGTGGGACAGGAAATTGGCAAGTTATAGATTCAATGCGCGGTATGCCTGTTGGTTATGCTGATGCTACGCTACAAGCTAATTTGGCTAACGCTGAATCTAGTGTTGAATATCTAAGCCCAACAGCCACAGGCTTTCAAATAACTTCAACATCGACTGAAGTTAATACTAACGGTTCACTCTACATCTACATGGCAATTCGTATGCCAAACAAGCCGCCTACAACGGGGACGCAGGTTTATAATGCAATCGCAAGAACTGGAACTGGTGCAGCTGCTACGGTTACTGGGGTTGGGTTTGCGCCGGATTTAGTGTTGGTTGACAGACGCACTACATCATCAGGTACAGTTGTGGCTGATAGATTACGAGGAACACCCGCCAACTTGTTTACTTACAGCCCTAATGCCGAAAGTACGGTGGCGAGTCGCGTAAACGGTATTAATCAGGATGGCATTACTCTTGGAACAGCGACTGAGGTTAATGGTTCGAGTGACACATACATCAATTGGTTCTTTAAACGTGCACCCGGATTCTTTGATGAGGTTTGTTATACGGGGACTGGGGTTGCAACGACACAAGCGCATAACTTAGCGGTTGTACCAGAATTGATGATTGTTAAATGTAGAAGTTCTGCAGGAAAACCTTGGCAGACGTACGACAGTTTTAACGGTGGTACAAAAACAATGTATCTGCAAGCTACAACCGCTGCATTTGCACAGGCTAACATTTGGAATGATACTGATCCAACAGCTACCGTTTTCTCAATTGGTATAAATACAAACGTTAATGCATCTGCAGTAACTTACGTTGCATACCTATTCGCTACACTAGCAGGCATATCCAAAGTAGGCTCTTACACAGGTAATGGTTCATCACAAAACATCGAATGTGGCTTTGCGGCTGGAGCAAGATTTTTCTTAGTAAAAGCAACAAGCACAACAGGTTCATGGTGGGTATGGGATAGTGCGAGAGGTATTACGGCTGGAAATGACCCTGCTTTGCAATTAAATTCAACTGCCGCTGAAATAACTACGGCTGATGCTGTTGACCCATATTCACCGGGAATAACAGTAAACCAAGAAGCAACTTGTTCGATTAACGCTAGTGGCGTGTCGTACATCTTTTTAGCAGTAGCATAGGAAACAACAATGACTAATTACATCAATTTAGAAACAAAACAAGTCAGTACGGAGCATGAAATCCGTAGCGCACACCCTAATACTTCTTTTGCAACACCATTTAGTCCCGATGGATACGCTGTTGTGTTTGACGTTCCTCAACCTACTTATGATAAGTACAGTGAAACAGTGCAACAAGGTTTACCCGTATTAACGTCTAAAGGTCACTGGGAGCAAACATGGAACATTATTCAGCTAGAAGGCGAGCAACTCACTAATGCACAAACGCAAAAAATTGAAGATGAAAAAGCAAAAATCAAAGCTGACATCGCAGCACTTGAAACAACGATTACCCCACGCAGAACAAGAGAAGCTATTTTAGCTATCGACACTACATGGCTTGCTGATGTAGAACTTCAAATTGGTCAATTACGCCAACAACTAGCAGGATACGGCAATGCCATCTAAATCTAAAGCGCAACACAAACTCATGCAAGCAGTAGCGCATAGCCCAGAGTTTGCAAAGAAAGTGGGAATGCTCCAATCTGTCGGGAAGGATTTTGTAGAAGCCGATAAGAACGCACATAAATTTCAATCTAAGAAAAAATAAGGATATTGTCATGCCCGATGAAGCCTGCCGTTTAGCTAAAGCTGAAAATGAAATCACTAACTTAAAGTCAGATATTCATGAACAGTCTAAAAAACTTGATGCAATAATTAAATCTATTGATGAAATGAAAGCTGACCAGAGTCGGTATAAAGGCTTTATAGGAGGAGTGGTTTTCGCTGTTGGCGCGTTGTTCTCCTTCCTAACATGGTGGACAGGTAATCGGTAATGGAATTCCTGCAATTCGTTACTGATGTTGGTTTTCCTATAGCGGCTGCCTGTGTAGGGATGTACTTTGTATTCCTCACCATTAAGTTCCTGCTTGATAGTGTACTTGAGAAGATAAAAAGTCTTATCGGTATCATCAAGCAACTTGATAGGCGAGTGACTGCTATGTCACAGGACATCATCAAGATAGACGTACTCATGACAGAAGCACTTGATATGCCTATTGAAAAAGAGAAGGTGGCAAGGTTTAAACATCCGCAAGAAGAAAGGATAGACTGATGGACATTGATGCACTTGCTAAATACATTAACCAATACGGCTTCCCTATTATCGCATCAAGTAGCATGGGATATATCGTCTACTTTGTTTGGATATGGGTAACCACTATAGTTAAACCTATTCTAAATGAAACTAC